GATCATTGGCAATCTCTTCGCGCAACACGGCTAGATTTTGCGTTGAGTCCATCAGGTGATTGGCTTCTACTACTGGGCCAACAACCGCAGGACAAACATCCTTCTTGGCGCACCATGAGCAATACTGGCAAACGCTTGGAAGCTTTTCGGGATTCACATATTCATTGATGATCCCCTCAACAACTTCTTGAGCCTTGGCTAGTGTGAACTTGTGTTCCACGACTTCTTTCTGGTCGCAGAAGATGAGGTAACAAGTCCATTCCTCACAGAAGTTTGCTTCCATGTTGCCCCATGCGTAGGCACTCATTTGGGAAAAATAAGACCTGATTTGACCCGTTTTTAGGTCTAGGCTGGTCTGTATCTCTGGAATCCTGCAATCCTCCGTGCCGATATGGTCAATGCCGGGAGTCTTCACCTTAAGAAGATTCTCGTCTGTGATTATCGCATTATTGCCAGCGATTTTCTTAACCTGCTTGACTGCCCACTTGACGGCCTTAATGTCATCCTTGGACAAGTCAACCTCGTTGAGTTCTCCTGTGACTAGAGCCTCTCGGAATCGACCATCTAGCAATGTTCCACGCTGTGCTGCTGGGCCTGCCTCGCCTTTCTTGGACTCATAGCAAGGGCATTCTGCCAGCTTTGGGAGTAACGAGTGTCTTATATTCATGGGTTTAATCTGATTAGTATGTAGCCGAATATGGCGATTGGAATTAGGAACTTGGCTGCTTCAAATGAAGCACAAATAAGAAATAAAAATTGGTCTGGATTCATTTCAGAATTTCTCTAAGTGCATTTATTTCATTGTCATACAAGAACATTGTTTTTGCTTCTCCTTCGTTGCATTCTTGTATGATTAAAACTTCATTATGCTCTTCATCATGCATGATACATGACCTTCCTCCTTCTGAATCAATGGTAATAATTCCATTTCCTGCTCCAATTCCATCGAGATAAAATGAAATCTCCTCGCCGAATGTTGTTTTTTTTGTGTTTTTCATGTGTGTATTTCTATTTTGTTTTGTGTTTATTTAATCGCAGTAACATTTTGCCTTGCATTTATAAATATGAAGTCCATCTTCATTATATTCTTCGCAGGATGTTTCTTGGCCTCCCATGCCGTGAACCTCGCCGATAGCCTTCGCGCCAGATCGTGTGATCCGATGCGTCGATGTAATTGTGAACTCATACCATTCCGTGTTGCCAGAGGCGGACATTGCTGTCCGCTCTCCTTCAAATGTGATTGTGTTCTTCATTATTGTTCTTGTGGGTTGTCTTGCGGCTCGTCATCCATGCACCTTAAAGGCGCACGATATTCTTGATCTTCCATTATTTTGATGCCTTGAGAACGGCCTCGATGAACTTACTGGTCTTGGCTACAAGGTTTGCGCGATAAGTTTCGTCCTTCATGTCCTTCCAAGTCTGCCCATCTTTGATTTTACCCTTCTTGACGAGGTATGCGTTCACTTCACTAACATCTGCCAGCATTGCCTCAACTTCAGGAGTCCACCAGTTAGCCTCCCATGAGATTTCGCCTTCGACAATCTCCCCTTGGATTTCCGCATTATTAGGGATTTCGACATTATTAGTGGTTTCCTTGGGAGGCTCTGGCAAGGATGGCACTTCTTTTGCGCTAGGAGCCTCGTGAACGAGTTCAATAACCTCCTTGGCTGGTCTTGGCTTGGAATCGAAGTCTTGAACTTCCTCAGCCAAATAAATTCCATTGAGGCAACCGGGCAGGATTGCGCGAACACCCTCCGCCAAAACACGAGCAGACAATAGCTGCCTTGGATATTGCGCCCATGTTTGCTTGCCTGTCAGTCCTGCTGCCTTCGCCATTTCAATCGTCCATTCAACGATTAACTCCCCTCCGCTTGGATGGTTGAATTTTGCGCTTGCCTTGGTATCAGTCCGCTCGATCCATTGAATCTTTCCGCCAGCCGCTTGGAACCTTGCGAGAGCTGCCGATGATTTAAGAGCTGGGCGACCTTGGATAATGTCGAACTGAGTGCAGACACTAAAAGGATGCGCGTTTTCACTTTGTGCGAGCAACATGAGTGCAACGGCTTGATCTTGATTCTTGACGCCGAAAAGGCCCGATTTAACAGCCGCTTGAGCCATTGCTGTTATGTCTTGCACGGACTGGTTGTGAACTACGATTTGATTTTGCATATATTTATTTATTGTTGGTTAGTTTGCTCTTGGGGGAACAAAATTATTTGTTCATTTTTTCAATGCTGTTTTAACTGAATCTCTCACTTGTCCGAGATACTCACGATCCCCATCGAATAGATCGGTGAGGATGCTTTGTGTGACCTTCTCTCTGTCTGCCTCTATAACATTTACAAAGTGATGAGTTTTGAAGTTCATTCGCATTTGTATCTGGCAATGCATAAACCAATGCGCGGCTTCCTGTAGACTGATAAACACCCTTCCATCATCAGGCCCGTCATTCGGGAAGATACGGAACACCTCGTATTTAAATGCTCCCCTCCCCAACTGCATTGTTGGGATAAGGTGAAGTTCTACAAGTCCATCGTTGCTTACGATCACTTCATCACCATCAACTTTGTCGAATGTAATGTCCCAAGAATTAGGCATATGGCAATCCTTGAAAAGATCGCCACTCAATTCAGAGATTGCGTTATAAGCTCGGTCGAGCATGATTGTGTGACACTCTTCTGGAGTGCCTTCACCAAATGGCGCGTCTTGTGTTTGTGTTTTCATTTGATTCGGGGAAGATAGGTGAAGTTCTTTGCGTTGTGCGAATTGATTGGCGATGATATTCTGGCACAAAGTCCATTTGCTTTCAGAAAGTCCATGCAAGCACGGACATACTCTTGGTCGTCACCATCAATTCGGAGTTCAAATTGTGGAACTGATTCCCCTGCTCGTGGATGCCGAGTGTAAATATACAAGTTGTCCTGTTGTTTATACTTGAGTGCTTTCGCCTCAATTTCTGCGAGTTGTTGTATGATACTCATTTATTTATTATTGGTTTATGTTATGTCCTTGGGGGAAATTGTTTATGATTACTTCATTATATAATAATATAAGGTAATGATCATTATATGTGCGAAAAATATCTTGAGAAGGAAATACGCCATGCGTTCCCTATCTCGTTCCTCGCTTTGCTTTTGCAAGATGTCTTGAATGGTTTTGAATCGCTTCATTATCAGTATTCAGCAAACTTTGCTTTTTCTACACTTGAAAAGATTCGATCCAAGCGCGAAACAGGCTTGGCTTGTTCCTTGATGCTATCGCGCAACTCTCGCACAATCTGCTTTGCCCTTGGTAGGGTAATGGTGATGGAATCAAGCCCGTGCCTTTCGGCTTGTTTAATCTGAAAGCGGAGGAGATCCGAAATGATGTTTTCAAGGTGTTTATTCATTATATGTGAATAATTGGTTAATCTTTGACAATTCCATCGCGTATTTTCTCGCCTGTGAAAATGTGTCGAAGATTTCCCTTGGCCCGCATGATGTCCAAACCTCAAAACCACATCTTGTTTTCTTGATGAATGGATGCATTTTCATGGAATAATCTCCCCCCTTGAAATGGTTGTTTCCGTTATGTCTGAATCGATCAAAATGTGTCCTGCTATATCATAGGCTGCGACATATCTTTGTTTGACAATATCGCCCGACAGGTTTCGCGTGGTGTTGTAGTCAAACACGGTCAAAATCCTTTTGTGCTTATCACCGCGCCGAATAAACTTTGTGCCTTGGGGGTATTTCATGCATCCCCTTTCGCCTTGGCAAGTGCCGCCTTGCATTGTTCAATCAAAAGGCTGTCTTGATCTCCAAACGCGTCAACAATGGCTTGCAATGCGTCTTGCATCTCTTGGGCTGTTTTCTTAAGTTCAGAAAGACGACTTTTTCGTTTGCGTTTAAATTTTACCCACTCAGGGCCGGGCGTTGGGTTTGGGGTGTTCATTTGATGACTCCTTTCGCCTTGGCAAGTGTGGAACAAGCCGCATCAAAGGCCGCTTGATGGTCTGGATCGAGATCGTCCTCAATCTGGCGCAATGCCCAATCTAAGGCATCAAGTAAATCAGGCGCGGAGGAGATCAGGCGAGCGTTTGCAAGGTTTTCCCGTCCCATGTCGGAAAATTGACCTGTGCCTGTAGGGAATCGGCAAACGATCCGCTCCTCCTCGTTTCCATCCCATGCCTTGCCATCGGCTGAAATTAGAAAAGAATCCAGAAAAGGCCCGTTTTCCTTGCAGGTGTGGATTGCCCAAGGGCCAGAGATGTGGTTTGTGGTTTTCATGGTTTGAAATGGTTTTTGTTTGTGGATTAAAAAGGTGCGCATTTTAGTTTTTCGCAATTGCTTCCGCCTTCTTCTTGGATGTTCCATGCGCTCGGAATCCAATAATTACAGAACGCAAGGCACGGCTGCACAATTGGCAATTGGCACAGGTGATGTCGTCACGTTGTTGGGCAGGGCAAACGATACCCTTGCGGCCTGCAGGTGTGTAAAATGTGTTCTCCGTTGCTTCTGGCACTACGCAAACGACTGGCCCCGCTTGCAAATCCACAAGCTTGTCGGCATGTGAAAGATTATTAGCTGAAAGATTGATAGTAAATCCCCCCTTGTTTGCTTCCCGCACGGCTTCGCGGTTTTGCTTGTTTTGCTCACATGGCTTATGCGTATAAGTAAAACCACGCCGCCCTTTGTTAGCATCGACAATTTTTTTCAACCCAACGGAATCGATGTTGTCACCGATGCCGGTAAGGTCTCCAGCTTGATTGTGCCGCCAAACTTGGCCACGAGGAAAAGCGCGGATCTGTTTTGCCAAGATGTCTAGAGAATCCCCGCGCTCTCCGCCTGTGACTTTGTTCCAATGCATGGCCAGTGGCCCGCTTTTAGCATAGCATCCCCCCGCTTTAAGTGGACAGGAGTCTGGACAAGTTTCGGCGGAGGATGTCGTCACAGGGATCGGGCCTGTTTTAACATTTGAAGAAATTGGCGAAAGGTGAATGGTCATAAGAAGAAAAGAAAAAAGCGGGAAGGATTGAACTCCCCGCATGGTTGAATTAGAATGAAGAAACGATAATGCCGCCGTCGAACTCGATGAGCTGGCCACGGTCTTGGATATATTCGCGGATTTTCTCATCGAGCGTGTCATCGTCAGCGTCAGCGTCACAGTTCACATTGTCGCGCCAATTATCTCCCGCGAAATAATCGGAAGCCCATTCCTGAAGGCTGTCATATTCGGAATAGTCGCAGCGGAGGGCAACCTTGCAAAACTCTATTTCTTCGCCGCAATCTTCCTCAAGTTGCTCTAGATATTCGACAAGGGCATAGGCTCCAAGGCGGGAGAATGAACTGTTCTCGTCAGAGGCGAGGATTTCGGCGGCGTGTGATGTTGATAATGTTGTTTTCATTTGATTTGATTTTTTGGGCTTTCTATTTGATTTTGTTCTGAGGGGAACGATGGAAGGATTAGGCGGTTAAAAGTTTGATGACTGCGTGGCCGTAGGTGTTCCGCAATTGTTGGAGATCACTAGAAACATTGGAATTCATGAAGCCATCATATCGACCCCACATCCAAGCGGTGTGGAGATTCTCAAGCCATGCAATGCCGTGATGATCGTGCCACTGTTGCAATGCATTTCTCGCGTCAGATGACATATTGACGCCGTCCAGCTTCACTTTGAATCTAGAGGAGAAGTCGGCTTTGATAGTGGCAAGAATTGACTTCCTCCCGCTTTCATCGTCGGACTCGAAGAAAGAGGCATCGCCGCGCATTTTTTTGGGGTAAGCTTCAATTTCGCCATCCATGAACTTCACGGAATAACCAAAAGATTTTGCTCTGCTGGTGAGATCGGATTTTGTGAACATTTGACTGGTTTTTCTATTTGAGGTTTTTCGCATTCGGGAGTCGTTCCCGTTCGCTGAAAAGAGACTCGCGCAGGCTCACGCGAACACCAAGAAAAAAGTGAAAAAATATTTTCTCGCCCACGCGTTTATTTTATTGACTAGCCCACGGAACCGCATCCCATGCGGCTCTGCGGGCGATTCACAAATTGAAAAAATCTTTCAAAAACATTTGTGCAAAATCTCAGCCTGTGATTTTCAGAATCAATTTTGCAAACGCTCGCCCATTTCAGGCGAAAGCGTTTTGCTTCTAATTTAGAATCATTCTAAACATTCAAAAACCATGCCAAGATCAAAAAGGAAATAATCAAGAATCATGCCAACATTCAGAGCAAAATCTGATGCGAATCAGATTGCAAGCGGATCAATTTATTGCAAGCAAGAGACGGAAAATATGATTTTAATCATATTGCATCCGCGTTGCGGCTGAGGGTAGCCACAAGAAAAAACACTTGGCAAGCACTTTTTTCCAGTTACCCATAGAAACATGGAAAATAAATTAGGCAGACCCACAAACTACACAAAGGAGAAAGCGCAAGCCATCTGCGAAATGATAGAAAAAGGAATGACTCTCCAAGCTATCTGCGAACTCCCAGACATGCCAACCATTAGCAGCATTTACAACTGGCAGGATGAAAACCTAGATTTTTTGGAATCCTACGCTCGTGCGAGATCACGGAAGGCCGACACTCTAGCCGATATGGTTTTGACCGAAGCATTCAATTCACACGATGCCCAAATCGGTAGACTACGCATCGATGCTCTGAAATGGACAGCCTCCAAACTTGCGCCCAAAAAGTATGGTGACAAAATAGAGGTTGAATCTAATTCTCAGCAAAATTTCAAGATCAGTTTTTCCGTTCCCGACAGGAACACACAGGACAGCTTGCAAAATCTCGAAGCTTTACCCGATGCAATTCCTCAGATCATAGACATACAACCCGAACCTGTAGAATCTGAATAGCTAACGAGACACAATCTCAGCGCAGGGTTTTGATATACCCGAAAAAGCCGAATCTGGATAGATTTTCCGAAACTATACCCGCCTAGGATTTTGCTTCATTCTGTCATATTTCGACAGTTTCCCGCATTTTCAGGAAATAGTTAAGTTTTAACTAAGTATAAATAAGCGAGACTCTGGTTTGACTAAGTTTCGCAGCATGTCATCTTTTCCCGTCCTATGTCCCAAAAAACCAAGACAGAACTTGAAATCCTTCTCACCACATACGACACCAGCAAAAGCCCAGAAACAGCCCACAAGCTTGTCGAATTGCTCAGATCGTCACTCACTAGCACACTAAAGGAAAAGAGCATTTTAGAGGCCGACATTAGAAAGCTAGAATTATTTTTGGCGAGTAACGCATAAAACACTTGCGAGGGTAAAAAAACAAGCTAGGAAGAAAATCCTATGAGCAACTTAAACGAATACTTCAAAGACGCATGCAGGCCGGGGATTTTGTATCCCGACTTCGTTCGCGCATTAGCAAAGCCGGGACAGGATATTGTTTCAGAGATTACACCGCTCGACGCCCACCGCCTGCACATGGCAATCGGCATCAGCGGAGAAGCAGGCGAGTTGCTGGACGCAGTGAAGAAGGCCGTAATTTACCGCAAGCCTCTCGACATTGCCAATGTGAAGGAGGAGTGCGGAGACTTGCTTTTCTATATCACTGGCATTCTGGACAGCATCGGCAGCAATCTCGACCAAGTAATTTCCGAGAATATGGAGAAGCTTTCCAAGCGATACGGATCACTTTCCTATTCCAACACCCAAGCAATTCAAAGACTCGACAAAGAACACGGTGACGAGGTTAGACTTTCACCGCCCGAAGCAGACGAAGATTTCGACCAGATCATTCCACGCACTTGCAATCTGGACGACGAAGAATGTGAGTCATGCCAATAAACACGCAAGACTATTGGGAAGGATTCGCCGATGGTCAGAAGGACATGGAAAGCCAGATTGACATGGAAAACGATCAGTTAAACCCGAACGACTTCATTCAGAATCTCGACATGTTTTCCATGTGGCTATTTTCACAGATTAGAAACAACGGAAGTGATGAGATCAACGAAGAAGGTGCGCCGATATTTTCAAACTATGGAATGGCAACACAAGCAGCATTTGCGACGACGATTGCATATGCCAGAGTCTTGCGAACGATGGCAGCTTGTCTTTTCAAATTAAACCAAGGAGATTTCACAGAAGAGCATTTCCACCATGAAATGGATTTCGCATTCAACCAACTAGAAAACGAGACGAATGAAAACGACGACGAATAAAATCACAAAGCTTGCGGACGAATATCACAAGCTAATCTCTGGAGATCATCACAAAGATAGAGATTGCCATTGGTTCATCGAAACGCGGTGGTCATATGGCAACGATCCTGTTTATATCGTGGAACGAAACGGATATTTGCACCACACAGAGCCAGCTCGATTCGACTCCTACGATTCGGCACTTGCTTACTTACGGGATGAGATCAAAGACGCATTGGAGATTGAACGATTCAATAAAGTAGAGGTTGAAGGAATCAGATTTCCTGACGACATTCCCGGCGAGATGCGAGCATTTGAACTATGAGCTGGCAAGAATATGCGTTGGACATTGCCAAGGTAGCAGCGAAGAAATCAAAAGACCCATGGCGAAAAGTAGGTGCATGTTTATTGCGCCATGACAATACAGTCGCAGGCGTAGGATTCAATGGCTTTCCCGCTGGAATGCGTGAAGATTGGCAAGATCGAGACAAACGAAGGCTCTACATCGTCCATGCCGAGCAAAATGCATTGCGATACGTAAAGCCAAACGAATGCGCTTTGATTGCTGTGACATTGCTACCATGCAATGATTGTTTGAAAGCGATTGCCAGCCATGGAATCAAGACCGTGGTTTATCAAGACATATACGACAGAGACATAACGAGCATAACGCTTGCAATTGATTTCGGAATAGAGTTGATTAGGATTTCAGACAATAAATAAATTATGAGATTTCACATTCTTGGACTTCCGCACACCGTAACTAGCAAAGAGTTCAACGCCTGCGCTTACACTCAGAAAGTCGTTAAATTCGGAAAGATGATGACCGAGCGAGGCCATGAAGTCATTCACTATGGGCATGAGGATTCCGACTTGATTTGCACGGAGCATGTCACGGTTTTAACGAATGATGACTTTAAGAAGTCATATGGCTCGCATGATTGGAGGAAAACATTCTTTAAGTTTAACACAAACGATCACGCCTATCAGACATTTTTCAAGAATGCGATTAGAGAAGTTGGAAAAAGGAAATTGAAGAATGATTTTATTTTGCCATTCTGGGGCAGTGGAGTTAGGCCGATTTGTGACGCTCATAACGATTTGATTGTTGTCGAGCCGGGAATCGGATATGCAGGAGGACACTGGGCAAGGTGGAAGGTTTGGGAGAGTTACGCGATTTATCATGCCTATTGTGGCTTGAAGAATGTTGGTCAGTGCAATCAAGATTGGTATGATGTTGTAATTCCTAATTATTTCAATGAAGAAGACTTTGAATTTAACGATAAGAAAGAAGATTATTTCTTGTATCTTGGCAGGGTTTACTCAGGCAAGGGCGTTGATGTTGCGATTCAAGCCACGGAAAAGGCAGGGGTTAAGCTTGTCATTGCAGGACAGAAAGAAGAAGGCTATAAGTTACCAGCGCATGTTGAATATGTCGGATATGCCGACGTGGTAAAGCGTAAGAAATTGATGGCAAATGCGAAGGCTAGTTTTTTACCTTCCATGTATGTTGAGCCATTTGGAGGCGTTCAGATTGAGAATTTGCTTTGTGGAACTCCTACGATAACGACAGACTGGGGCAGCTTTGCAGAGAATAATTTGCATGGTATCACGGGTTATCGTTGTCGGACGATGGGTGATTTTGTGGATGCGATCAAAAATATTGACCAGATCAAGCCAGAGAACTGCCGAAAGTTTGGAGAGAACTTTACACTAGAGAAGGTTGCGCCGATGTATGAGAAGTATTTCTCGGACGTTCTGGATGTCTATGATGGCAAAGGCTGGTATGCTGATGGAAATGGAATCGACGCAATGACAAAGGTTTATCCAAGCATCATATGAGTGACTACACATTTGAATCAAACTACTGGGGAGATTGTTGCAATACGTTCGACGAGGATCAGAAGCATTATGTGTATGCTCGTTACATGGGGCTTACAAGGTCTGGATATTCTTTTTGTGTTAATAATAAATCTATTATTGATATTGGTGGTGGCCCTACATCAATGCTTCTAAAGACGATAAATCTTGGGAAACGTGCGCTTGTCGTTGATCCATTGGAATATCCGATGTGGGTATATGATAGATATTCAGAGAAGGGCATTGATTCTTTAATTTGCCGTGGAGAAGATATATTTGAAGAAGGATATGATGAGGCATGGATTTACAATTGCCTTCAGCATACAGATGATCCAGAGTTAATTATCAAGAACGCACTCAATGCGGCAAAGATATTGCGAATCTTTGAATGGGTGGACATACCGCCGCATGATGGACATCCTATTGAGTTATCTAAACAGAAGTTAGATAAGTGGACTGGTGGGCTTGGGCAAGTAATTACACTTGCAGAGTCTGGATGTTTTGGTAAAGCGTATTACAACATGGTGACACAATGAAAGCTATACTTGAATTTAATCTACCAGAGGAGCAAGACGACCATAAATATGCGTTGTCTGGTCTTGATGCGTTGATTGTCATTAGCGACTTGGAAAACGAGATTCGCAGTAAGTTGCGATATGATTCTGGCGAGTTCAAAGAATTTTATGTTGAAGAATATAAGGATGATGGAAAAATTGAGAAGCGAAAGACTGCTGGATGCGATGACACGCTTGAGAGGGTGTGGGAAGTTTTGCGCCGATTTAAGCAAGAGCGAAACCTTCCAGAACTAGTGTGATAGGAGGAAGCGTCAGTAGAATCATCAAGTTAGCCGAAGAGATAAGGGAGGAGGCTGACAGAGACGAAGATGTTGGGATTGTATATGCTGCGAAGCATATCATTCTAAATGCGGCATCTGTGAAAGGAAAGGTCGAATTAGATATACCAAAAGCGAAGGAAGTAGTG